AGTAAACCAATAGCGATCTTTAGTAGGCTCAGAGAAGAAACCTTCAGAAACCGAGTAAATGGGCGCGGGAATACCTGATGCCTCATCCATGATTAAACAAACTCCGTAGGAGCTGTGAATACCAGCGAAAGCATCTGGGTTTTCTTCTGACCATAGTTGCGCTTGTGCATAATAATACCCAGTATCTATCTTTAGGTCGCGAATTAACGCTTCTTCAAACCAACCAGCGGGTTTGATCGTAGTAGCAGTTTTAGTAAACCAATGAGAATTGATGGCGAGGGTGAGCCATTTGCCTAATTCAGCCCAAGTTCTTGATCTAAGCTGCTGTTCGGTGTTGGCGGTCACAATAATAGTTGCGCCAAGCCTTGTTGAAAGCATCCAAACAATTAACCAAGCTACTAATGCTGATTTACCAATACCACGACCAGATGCTACAGCCAGTCTGAACATCTCTGGTAACTCTATACTGTTATTTCTTTGTATATGAGTTGTAATATCTCGCAAAATTTTTTCTTGCCACTTACGAGGCCCATCAAAATGTTCGAGGGGGGTGTCTTTTTGTCCCCATGGGAAAGCAAACTTAACAAAGTTATATGGATCATCTTTAATATTTATTGACCATAGTTCGGTCATTAATTGCTTTTCTTGTTTTGGGTCGTATTTCATAAAAAAAATTAAAAAATTTTAGTGCAAGTGTTCTAAATTTTTAGCCCCCGCCGAAAAAGTGACCGGGGGGGTTGCAAAATCGGAGAGTAGATCTTGCCGAGCTGCCCGGTCGTGACATGGATACAGTAAGGGAGATGAGAGAGTTCCCACGCCTAGCTCGTATTTTTCGTTGGCAACGAGTCCTTTGTAAGGACTTGTGGTGAATTCAGCTGATCTTCTACGACTTTGCCCTCAATCACTCTGGTTTTTGCAGAACTCAGTATATCAGCCAAGTTTAAATTATGATTTACCTCTTGCCTATCGCTCCAAACCTCTGGATCTTGGTTTTTTAGATAAAAGATTTGGGCCGTCACATTTCCATCGTTGGCGGACTTGAATAAACTATTTGTAACTTGCGCCAATCCTTTTGCCTTTCCCCTTTTTAAAGACTCAGCAAATTCAGTATTTCTTTTCTTGTTGCGATTGATAGTGTCCCATGAAACGCCCAAAGCACGGGCAATTTGGTATGGCCCAAGACCTCTTGCTGCTAACTGCTCTATTTTTTCTAAATCAAAAACAATAGGCTTTCTTCCTGCTTTTTTTGGGTTTTTATTACTCATTTTTATCTTTAATTAAATCATTATATGTTTTATTTGTATCTAAATGTAATGCATTTTGACCAGTAAACTCTTGCCATCTTTGTACAATTACATCGCAATATTTTGGATCTAACTCCATTAAGTAAGCTGACCGATCTAATTTTTCACAAGCTAATAATGTAGAGCCACTACCACCAAATAAATCTAACACTTTGTTTTTTGGTTTAGATGAATTTATGATTGCTCGTTCAGGCAAAGCAACTGGTTTTTGAGTTGGATGTTTATATTTACTATCTTTAGCAATGTTCCACAGATCTGACTCGTTAGTAATTGACGCGTCAATAAAACCATCAAAGAGTATAAACTCATGTTGATGTCTATATCCTTTACCCAAACCAAACACATTTTTTGCCCAAACAATACATGACTTAGGTTTTAACTTTAATTGTAACACTCCATAAAATGCCCAATTACAACAGATATAATAAGTGTTTAAATTTAAAGTTTTTACAATAGAAATAAAAGAATCAATAAAGTTATTAAATTCTGTCTCCTCTAAATTATCATTCTTAATTACATCAAATTTACCGCTACGACCATTAAAAGCAACATTGTAAGGAGGATCAGTAAATAACATATCAGCTGTAACACCAGCCATTAATTTATCAACCGCATCAATGCTAGTGCTGTCACCACACATAAGCCTATGATTACCCAGTATCCAAATATCACCCTCAACAGTAATAGGATTTTCAACTAAATCAGGTGTTTCATCCTCATCAACCAACCCCTCTGTTGGCTCGGATAAAATATCATTTATTTCTTTATCTTCAAAACCAAGCAGCGATAAATCAAAACTATCTTCAGTTAAATCTTGTAACTCGATCTTCAACATATCAAAATCCCACCCAGCATTTAATGCCAGGCGATTGTCAGCTATAACATAGGCTTTCTTTTGTGCTTCAGTTAAATAATCCAAGCATATTGTTGGAACAGTTTTAAGTTTAAGTTTTTGTGCTGCTTGAACTCTGCCATGCCCGGCAATAATTAAGCCCTCATCATCAATTAAAACAGGATTGGTAAAACCAAACTCCTTAATACTTGCGACAATTTGACTTACCTGGTCTTTATCATGTGTGCGACTATTCCTTGCATAAGGAATTAAATCAGCAACATTTTTGTACACTATCTCTCTATTCTCCATGTAAATATTCTAAGTTATTAAATGTTTATTGAAAACAAATTAATTATCTTGTTATTGGTAATAGTGTAGAAAAGAGTTGCATAGTGTAGTCTATTTGCTATAATCATTGTGTAGACAGGGAAAGCTACCATTTAAAAAGGAGAGATAAATGAAAGACTTTGCACACAAACTGCATAAACCACAACAACCAAAACCATGGACTGATGTAGCTCGTGAGATGACTGAGAACTTGATCTTTGTCATAGCGACTGTGTTGGCCTTGGTAATCATTATTAAGGGAGTAATGTAATGGAAGATATAAAGACTTATTTAGACGAAGGTGAACACAATAGTAGTTGGTCAAATGATTGGAAAGACCCGGATAACTTTTGGGGAAACAATGCTCAAGTTCATGTTTACTACAATCGTAATTGCAGCTTTAAACTCAAGCGAGAAATTTGGCATGGTTATAAAACCAAGATCATTAAACCAAATGACATCGAGATACTTACCAACGACACGCCATTTACCAAAGCAGAGTTAAAGACAGCTCTGATAGAGAAATGGTTTGCATGGGAGAATGAGAATACAAGACAAGCAAACAACAAGGGTGCGCGAGAGCGTAGAGCGAGACAAAAGGAGATAGCGTAATGTCGGTCACTCAATACAACTTTAGAAAACCAAAGATCAATCGCCAACAACATGAGGCGATCAATAAGATCTTAACGCATCCACACTTCAACGCTTTAATTAATCCTAAGGCCCTTGATGTATTAACCGAGCTTGGAATTAGTGCTAAACAGTTTCAGGACATTATTAATAAAAATAAATCAATTTTAAAAAGCTATAAAACCAAGGAGATAAAATGACACAGCATACCGATAAAGTAGAGCAGCAACGAGAGATATTAAAAGCTGAGGCGTTGGACAAGCAAATTAAAGCAATCGACATTCGCCCCGGGAGGATACAAACTTGGTATCAATCTGGGCGAGTGGTGACAGAGTATCCAAGAGATAAGCGTAGAAAAACCACAACTGATTATCGAGGTTTAAATGATTGAAATAATTGGCTATATTTTTGGAACTGGTTTTCTGATTTGGTTAACTGTAATGTTAATATTAATTTTAGTAGCTAAACATTGGGAGAATATGTAATGAGTTATGAAATAGCAGAATATAAATACATAGGACACATGAGAAGTGTCTATGGTCTCAAGGGTGATTTAGAATACCCAAGCAGAAAACACTCAAAAGAGGACAGCGAGGGCAATTGGCTGCTGATATCCTTTAACGGACACAAAATGGGTAAAGTCCTGAAAAACGGAAAAGTTATCGCATAAATCACGGGCCATTGAATAGGTTGCTACTCTCCTTCCCCCAAATAGTGACCTAGGCCCACCAACAGAAAATGTTTCCGCCCACGCGCTTGACTTTTCTTCAATCGCTTTTTCTCATCCTCTAACACGATCCAAACTAGGTTAGCATCACTCAACTCCTGCAACGCCCGCCCACAGGTTTTTCTATTCAGTCCTATCATCTGGGTATAGTAATTAAGTGCATCATGCGAACTAAAAGTCTCATATCGCCAACGCTCTACCAACGCCCACCCAAAGAGTTTCGCGCTCGCGCTCAGATCAGTTCGACTAGCTAACTCCCAGCGATACCACTTCCACACCCTCGCTCTCACTCGCGCAAAGTCTTTGCTTTGCCTTGCGAGTGCGAGAGAGATTAGTCCACTCTCGCGTCCATTCTCAACTTCTGTGGGTACAATCCACCAGTATTTATCGTGTTCATTTTTTCTTAACATTAACTCTCTCTCTTTGGGGGTGAAAATGCCAAAGGCATTTCACACCCTATATCATATTAATATGATATGGATATTATAGTAAGTCTTACTATAGTTGTGTCCCATATTTACCATAGATCGGGACATATTTACCATAGTTGTGTCCCATTTTTACCATAGTTACTTGTGATTACCGAGCCATAATTGGTGAATAATATTCTCAATTGAACGCAGCTTTCTTTTCTCCTCAGAGTTTTGTTTGGGTTTATTGACCAAAGGTTTGCCATGCTCTGCGAGTGCATCAATGATGAGCTGCACCTCTTGTTCACTTACTTGGATTTTTATTAGCATCCTTGCTCTCCTTTTTCTTTTTCTTGTTAAATATCCTGTCCCAGTTATCTCGATACTCTTGACTGTAAGTCCCGGGGCGAGGTTTGTCGCCTTTACCCATGATGTTCACCACTTCGCCTAATAGGTTCATCTAGTGGATCATTTTTAGGTGGATAAGCATTTACTGCCGCACCACACTCAGCACAACTAAAAAATAATTTAATATCAAATAAATTATTGTAGTAACTAATATCTCTTTCTTTTAACAACTTCATATTGGCATTACAGTTAAAACATTTCATTTTCTTCTCCTTTGTAATTTTCATTTAATTTTTTTAATGCAAACTCCAAATAATTAGGATCTATTTCAACACCAATGGAATTAAACCCCATATCTTCTGCAACAATACAAGTAGTTCCAGTGCCAAGAAAAGGATCTAAAACTACGCCATTTTTTATGCCGCTTACCTTTATACATTTTTCCACTAACTTTTTAGGAAAAATTGCTGGATGTTTACCCTTCATAAATTGTTTGTTTATAGAGCCATGCCCTATTGTTTCGTATGGTATATGCCAAGAGTTTACAGTTGGTCGCCAAGTTTTTCCAAATCGTCTCGCATTTTCTTCAGCCCATTGTGGATGATAACCAACACCACTTTCCTTTTGTGATATTTCTGTTTCTCCATTTTTTGTTAAATGAAAAACATATTCCCAACCATTACATATATATTTTTTACTTTGTGATGTAGTTCCCTGACCTCTTACATAACCATCTATTTCAATTCTTTTATTCCAAATAAAAGTGTTTTGTATTTTCCAGTTTAGTTGTGAAACAAGCTCATAGCACCAAAGCGGATTTTGT